AAAGCTGGTGTATTTCCTTGGTATGCCATAATTAATTATTCCTATGTACTGATTGCATCTACATAACTTACAAGTACATCTACTGCTGATGCAGTATCTGCGTAAGCCTTTAAGACATCTGTATTTTGCATTACAATTTTAGATCCGCTATCAATTAACTCTAATGAACTTCCAACTGGTATCGGAGCATCCTTAATCACAAAGTGATCTGTACTTGAACTGTTTAAAATAACAGTAACAGTTACAGCAGATGAGCCTTTATTAACGCATCTGATTGATACTAAAGCATCATCACTATTTGCAGTTAATATAGATGTTGGCGATCCTGATGAGTTTGATATCGAACTTGCATGCGTTCTCTCAAAATCTTGGGCCATGTTTATTTTCTCCTTATTATATTATTATATAGTTGTTATTAAAAAAGTCAAGACTATAATGCAATCGCCATAGCGGTTGAAAAACCTTTAGATGCTTTATCGTCTAATTGCGTTTGAATAGCGGAAGTTACTCCATTTAAATAACCAAATTCTGTGTTAGATATTGTACCATCATGTATTTTAGTGGCATCAATTGCTGCTGATCCATTAATATCAGCATTAACAATTACTCCAGTACCAATGGCTGCAACACCTGTATCTGCTATAGTAATGTCTCCAGATACTACATTATCTATCCACTTAGATGTACCAGTATCATAAAATAATAATGATGCATCTGCAGCAGAAGTGATATTAACATCTGTTAATTCTGATAATTCATTAGCTGTAGCTACCTGTGAATCTACATATGCTTTAATAGACTGTTGTGTAGCTAATTGTGTAGCCGAATCAGAAGCCATATTATCTTCATCTAATACAGCAGTTCCTGATACACCTGTGTTTAATACAGGTGATGTTAAAGTTTTATTAGTTAATGTTTGAGATCCAGTTAAAGTAGCAACTGTAGAATCAATAGCAAATGTAACAGTATTTGCAGAACCAGAAGTATCTATACCAGTTCCTCCAGTAAATGTTAAAGTTTCACTATCTAAATCTATGGATAAAGCTCCACCACTATCAGCTTGAAAATCTAAATCTTCAGCAGTAATTTGTGTATCTACATAATCTTTTACTGCAGCAGATGTAGGTAATGTTGTATCATTATCATTAGAACCAATACCTTCAGATTCTAAAACAATTGCTGATGCAGCAAAATCTGCTACTTCTAAATTACTAATACTATTACCAGTTCCATTAGCATCAATAGTTTTATTAGTTAAAGTATCTGTAGTGGCTTTACCAACTAATGTATCTGTAGATGTAGGTAATGTTATTGTACCTGTATTAGAAATACTAGATATAATAGGAGTAGTTAGAGTTTTGTTTGTAAGTGTTTGTGATCCTGTTAATGTAGCTACAGTTGAATCAATAGCAAGTGTTATTGTTTGTGCAGAACCAACTGTATCAATACCTGTGCCACCAGTTATAGTTAAACTTTGTGAGTCTAAATCTACAGACTGTGCACCCCCAGTATCACCAGAGAAATCTAAATCTTGTGCAGTTACTTGTGAATCAACATATGCTTTAATTGATTGTTGTGTAGCTAATGCAGTTGCACTATCAGATGACATTGTGTCTTCATCATTAATAGCTGTAACTGTTGCACCTGATGCTAAAGCTAAACTTGTATTTGCAGTTAATGTAGTAAATGTACCAGCAGCAGGAGTAGTACCACCAATAGTTGCATCTACTGTACCTGCATTAATATCAGCTGTATCTGCTACTAAACTATCAATATTAGCTGTACCATCTAAATGTAAATCTTTAAATTCTAATAAAGAAGTACCTAAATCTATATCATTATCTGCAACAGGAACTATAGCACCATCTTGAATTTTAACTTGTTCAACTGCAGAAGAAGATACATTTACATAAAACTCTAAATGATTATTGCTGTTGTCAATTACTACTTTGTTAAAACCACTTGAATCTCTTAGTGTAGATACAGGGCCACCATCACCCGCAGTACCATCATGCGTGTGTCCTGTTGTTGCATTAAACGCAGCTAACAGTTGGTTAAATTCATCATTTGTATCTGCTGCTGCAATAACGTCACCTGTTGTATAAGTTGACTGTCGTGCTGAATAGCCTGCCATTATCTTCTTCCTCCTGGAGTAAATTCTAGTTGAAATCCTTTTACTGAAAATGAATCTGCTGAGTTTCTATCATCTATTTTTAATGCTACTGCAAATCCAGATCCTTCTACTGTTTGTCTTATAAGCGGTGTTCCTGATGCACCATATAACCCACTACCATATGATGATGTTCCATATATAGCTGCACCACCAGCAGATGTTAAAGTTATTTTATTTGGTTGTGGAGTATTTTGATCATCATAATCATATCTAACTGCTAACTCAGCATTGACTGATGTACCTTCTCCTTCATAGTTTAAGTTAACTCTTTGCATATACTTTCTTAAACCAGGATCTCCCATAACCATATCTGGAGATCTATATGTTGCTACGATTGTACTTGTAGTAGCAGCATTTGCAAAAGTATTACCTACTTCCATTTTATAAATGTATCCATCAAATCCACCAAATACTTGAGTTTCAACATTACTAATAAAATCAGAATCAGTACATGCTGGTTTTATACCTATCATATCAGAGAACTCAAATCCAATTTGACCTGTATTAACATTAGATTTTAATACTCCAATAATTCCTTTTGATGATGATTGACCACCTGCAGTTGTAGGATAGTATAGTCTATATTGTGATTTATCTCTAATAACTAAAGATGTTATTCTGTCTAATCCTACTTCATCAATTCTAGATTGTATTTGTCTTGAAATAGATCCAAGTTCAACGTCACCAATTCTAGCTGTACCAGCAATAGTTCTTAATCCATCTGGTGCTAAAAATATAACATCACCACCAATCTCTTGAATACTACCGCCATCTCTACATCCAATATTTCTTGTTACTTCTTGTACTGCAAAATCTGCAGAGGATGTACCAGTTAGTTTATAAATTCTATCAATACAAAATATAAATAATTCATTTCTAAATACTCTTAGTCCAACTACTTCAGAGTCAACTTTAAATGATCCTGCTCCATCAGCTGTATTAAAATCATCTTCAGCAAAAGGTGCACTAAATAAAACTTCTTGTGGATTTGTAGCACCTGCATAAAACATATGGTTTTGAAATGCTTTTACAAACTTAGGATTAGTAGGAGCCGTACCACCACCTGTTGCATTTATAGGATCAACTGCAAAACTTTCATTTATTGATTGTGCAGCTGAGTGCCCTGTTGCAATTATAATTTTATCTGTACCATTAAAGTTATATTTTTCAAAATCGTATGCTCTAGTAGATGTACCTAATCCTGTAGTTAATGTAGTCCAACTTCCAGAAGTAGTGCCTCTAAATATATCACCACCTCTAGCAGCAATAATTTGTCCATTAAATATTATAGCACAATCTATAACTAAACTTGTAGTACTTGTTCCTTGTGGTACAATTGTAGAATTATATAATGCTGTACCACTAACACGTCTATACCCACCTTTAATATCTGGCTCAAAATTACGTAGTATTAGTGCTTCACCAGGAGCCATAGAAAAAACATCTTTGTTTAATACTAAGCCTCCCGCACAACTCACTACAAATGGCGATATTAAATCAGTAGATGGCATTATTTATCTGCTGGTTTTTGTCCTGATTTTAATAATTTAATAGCTTCTTCCATAGAAATATTAGGCATAACTTTAATACCCATTTTTCTTTCTATTTTTTCTTGAAGTGTATCTCCTGGTAATTCTTGTAAATCTTTATAACTTATACCTGGCTCATATTTAGCCATTTTAATACCATTACTTTTTTGCATTTCATCTTTATCTAATTTGTAGTTCATATTATCTTGAACTTTTTTATCTTCTCTTAACATAACATCTCCTATAATATTTGTAGTCTAGTTCCTTGATTAATTCTAGAGTCTCTCATATATTCTGCTCTTGATGAATAATCAACTCTTAATAATCTAAGTTTTCTTTGATAGTCTCTTTCTGCTAAAGATGCATGTTGTGGATCTGATCTTAGCATGTAAGTGTAGTATTTACATCTATCAACAATTAGTGGTGCAAATCTATCTGGTAAAGACATTGTATCACCATGTGCTGATAAATCTGTATGTGTTGTAAAATAATCATACTCAATAGTATAATCATCTTTATCTGGTACTGGACTTAATCCAAAGTATCCATAATCTGGTTTTCTATATACAAACTCTGGTGTAGCATAAACACCATCTTCGTTTTTAGTGTCTCTTTCTTTAAACGATTGTAACCAATTATCGTATGTAATATATTTTAATTTTCTAGTTCCAATATCAGTTCTTGATACTCTAACATAATCTACAGTAAAATCTCCAGTTGTAGCTAAGTGTACATAACTAGTTGTAGCTGTAGCTGTAAATGTAGTATCTAAAATATTACCTGCACCATAATCAGATACAGTAATAGTTGAACTTAAATTTTCTGTTCCGCCTGCAGATGTACCAACTTTAATAGTTAAGGTATCTCCATCTGCATTAGTATCGAAACCTCTTACTTGAATTTTGTATTGTTTATTTACTATAGTAGATATAGCTTGATATGCAGCAGCATTACTTAAACTTAATCTACCATTACCTGCACTTGAATATGCTGGAGATCCACTTCCTGTTGTCCAACTAGTTATATTAGAAGTAAACTCTCCATTAGTAATTAATTCACTAGGTTTTAAAAAGAAAGAATCCCAATCAACCTTTCTCATATCAGTTTCTAAAGCATACTCTTGAGTTCCAGTATTTGTAGTTTTAGTAGTAGTAGTATGTAATAAAGGTATTTCACCTGCTTCATTGTAAATATCATGAATTGATTTATTTACAAAATCTTTTACTGCAGTCTGTATACCTCTACTAGTACTAAAATTAGCTGAAGTTAATTCAGTCTCGTTTAGTTCTCTAAGAGTTCTATTAGTTAAAACTAAATATGTTGTTGACATTTATTCCCCTATTAAATTATCAAGGGGGGATTTCTCCCCCCAAGATTATTAGTTATTAACTAAATGTTACGTTTTGTGAGTCTGTGTCAGCGTCTGATCCACCTTTATCAAGTGAAATCATAGTTGCCCATACTCTTACTTTTGCGTTAACAGCAGCAGTAGCAATAGTAGCTCTGATTGAATCAGCAGAACTATATGCATAAGGTGCAGCTAATACAGCTTGTTGACCAGCAGAAGTTGGTGCAACTGCAGCAACGTATTGATCTCCATCAACACTGTCACCTAGTGCAATTGTACCAGTACCAGTACCAGCTGATAATACATCAAAACCTGCAGCAAGTACAACAGTATTTGCTGGGATTCCAATGATGTCAAAAGTATCTGTAGCAGCGTTAGTAGTAGAAGAAAAATCTACAACTTCTGAAGCTACTCTTACAGTATCGCTTGATGCTTTGATCAAAGCGTTTGTGTTTGAACTATTATAATCAGTCATTGTTTATATCCTCCTAAAATTAACCAATTGTGATTACGCCAGATCTTACTGCTTCATCTCTAAGAATTTTTCTTCCAAAGACGTGTAAGCCTCTAACGATATCAGCGAATGAATCAGGGTCTCTGATTAATTCAGTTTTTGCTATATGGTTAGCTGTTGCTACAGAAGATGAGTGTCCGTATAAGAACGCATACTCATTAGCTCCTGAAGAACCAAAAGTGTGCGATGCAGCACTTCCGCCTGATACAGCAATTGCATTAGTCATGTACATGTTAAAACCAAATAATGGTCTGTCAGTGACTTTACCATTTCTGATTTGAGATACACCACCATCTGCCATTACTGATTGGTCAGAAAGTTTAGCACCAGCTTTTCTTAATTGTTGAAAGAAAGCAGGCGGTGCTACTAGCCATCTATTTTCTTCTGGTACATCATTACCATCAAGAACTGTTTTAGCAGCAGAAACTACGTTAGCTAAAGTATCATCAGCTGCGTCACCATCGATAGGTGAGCCATCAGTTCCTGTGTTAGCTGCAGATGTAGAAGCGTTATCATAGATAAACTTCAATACATTGTAGTCGTAGTTTTTCTTTAATGAGTATGCACCTGAAGAGGTTGCAAGAGCTTCAAAGTTTACATGAGATTGTCTTTCTTCAATATCATCTACTTTAAAAGCAAAGTATGAACCTTGGTCAACTGTCATAGTTACTTGGTCATCAGCTAGATCTTGTGTAGATACAGCTGTACCTCTTGCGTAATCTGCAACAGTGATTGTTGGTTCTTTAATTATTTTAACAGTATCGCCAAAATTTTCAATTTCTCCAGCGTAATCAGTGTTAGTAATATCTTCTACCACTGATGCTCTTCTGAAGAATTTTTGAACCTTCTGACTA